CTGAATGGGCCCGCAGAGATCGTCCAGGACAAGTACGAGCGCAGCATGGCGATGGCTGATGCCGCCTCCAAGGAAGTTGCGTCTTTCACGGACGATCTGAGGAACAGCCTCTACAAGCCTTCGCAGATCGACGTTCGGTGGCAGACGCTGCCTGCGCCGAACTTGCCGCCCATCCCGGACATGCCCGCGCTGCCCGATGTGACGCTTGTGGAGCCCGCCGACATGCCCGGGCCGCTGTCGGCGCAGATACGGGACGTGCCCATCGACGGGTTCGATGTGGTGCCGCCCACACTCAACTTCGGGCAGGCCCCTGTCTTGACCATCGGCCAGGCGCCGACACTGCCTCAGTTGCGGGACGTAGCCGTGCCTGATGCGCCGGATGTGGTGCTGCCCGGTGCGCCGGAATTCCTGCAGTTGCAGACGCACACGTTTGGAGGTGTGAATCTGCATGAGGACTGGCTTGCCAAGCTGGACGACATCCCCACGCTGTCCGTGCTGCAGCCCACGCCGTTCCAGTACCAGTCGGGAGCCAAGTACGCATCTCAGCTGCTGGACAACCTGAAGGCCAGCCTCAATGCACGTCTGCAGGGCGGCACCGGCATCCTCCCTGCTGTCGAGCAGCAGATCTGGGACCGTGCGCGCGACCGCGAAACGGCCCTGGCGCTGGCGCGCGAGCAGGAGGTGCTGCGCGGCGCCGAGGCGCTGGGCTTTCCGCTGCCCAGCGGCGCGCTGGCGGGCCAGTTGGCAGACGCCCGGCGCGAGTTTCACGACAAGCTCTCTGGACTGTCGCGTGACGTGTCCATAAAGCAGGCAGAGTTGGAGCAGGCCAACGTCAAGGACGCCATCGCCCAGGCGCTGCAGCTGGAGACCACGTTGCTGGACGACGCTTATAAGCTTGAGATGTTGGCCTTCGAGACCGCCAAGACTGCTGCCGACAATGCCTTGGCCGCCTTCAACGCGGCGGTTGAGCACTACAAGGCGTTGCTGGCCGGCTACCAGGCCTATGCTGCCGCCTATGACACTGTGATCCGGGCCGAGCTCAACAAGGTCGATGTCTACAAGGCCATGCTGGAGGCTGAAAAGACCAAGGCCGACATCAACAAGTCCCTGGTGGATCGCTACCGCGCCGAGATCGACGGGAGCATGGCGGTGGTCGAGATCTACAAGGCCCGCGTGGGCGCGGCCCAGACCCTTGTCGAGCTCGAGCGCGCACGCATCCAGGCCGGGGGCGAAGAGGTCAAGGCCTTCGTGGCCACGGTCAACGCACAGACGGCACTGGTTGACATCTACAAGACCCAGGTGGGAGCTGAGACTGCGAAGGTGGACGCTTATCGTGCGCTCACGCAGGCCTATGCATCCAAGGTGGGTGCCCAGGCCGAGCAGGCACGCGTCGAGGTGGCCCGGTACCAGGCCCTGATCTCGGCCAAGGGTCTCGAATGGGACGGGTGGAAAGCTCGCCTGTCCGCCGCCACGGCGCGTGCCGAAAGCGCGGCCCGACAGTCCGCCATCCTTGTCGACGGCTACCGCATCGGCGCAACTGCCGCTGAGGCTCAGGCGGCTTCGTATGCGCGACGATGGGAGTCCGAGATCAAGCAATACGAAGCCGGGATGAACATCACGTACCAGGTTGCCAGAACCAACAATGATGCCGTCACCCATGCCAACGATGCGCGCATGGAGGCTGCGAAGGTGGGCCTCACTGCAAAGGCCCAGCAACTGGCCAGCGCCTTGTCGATGGTGACAGCTCAGGCCCAGATTGATGGCCGCGTCAGCTGGAGCTACAACGGTCAGATCTGATGCCGCCCCCGGCTAGGGTTCGCTTCTTGGCACCCTGGCCGGGAAACTGCGGGGCATGACCAAGCCGGCCAAGCTCAACTTCACGATCTACCAAGGCGCCACATTCCGGCGGCGCCTGCGCTGGCTCAACCCCGACAAGACACCCATCGACCTGACGGGCTGCACGGCCCGCATGCAGGTGCGCGAGGAGGTGGAGTCCACGGCCGCGCTGCTGGAGTTGACCACTGAGAACGGGCGCATTGCCCTGGGAGGTACTGCCGGCACGGTGGACCTGCTGGTCGATGCCAGCACCACTGCCGCCATCGCCTGGACCGGCGGGGTGTTCGATCTGGAAATCGTCCACCCCAGCGGCGAGGTCACGCGCCTGGCCGAAGGCTCCTGCTGCGTGAACCCGGAGGTCACCCGTGACTGATTTGCTGGTCGTCCAAGAGGTCGAGATCCTGGCTGAAGAGGCCCAGGACTCGGTGCTGGTCGAGCAGGTCGAGGAAATCGAGATCCTGGCTGTGGCGGAGCAGGGGCCTCCTGGCCGACAGGGCCCACCCGGGCCGGCTGGCGGCGCCACCACTGTCAAGGTCGGCCCGCTGCCCATCAGCGGCCACAGCGTGGTGGCCTGCGACAGCATTGGCGAACTGGTCGCAGCCGACGCTACCAATCCTGCGCACCGTGGCGCCGTGTTGGGCGTGGTGGCCGATGCATACAGCCCAGGCGACGACGCTGTGGTGCAGACCGGCTACGTCCTTGAGCACGCCGGCTGGACCTGGGCGCCCGGCCCGGTGCTGGTCGGGCTGTCGGGGCAGCTGGCCCAGGCCCCGCCCGCTGGCGCGCTCTTCGCTCAGGTCATCGGCCAGGCGCTGTCTTCCACCCGCGTCCTCATCGACATCAACCCACCAATCACCCTTGCTTGAATAGGAGTCCACCATGGCTGGCAAGAAATTTCTCCGCCTCGTCAACAACTTGGTCACCGAGGTGCTGGGCATCCAGACATCGGCCGGCGCGGCCAATGCCGGCGACATCGTGGCCCTGGATGATTCGGGCCGTATCGACAACAGCATGATGCCCGTGGGCATCGGCGCGGACACTGCCGTCATCGCCGCCAGCGAGGCACTCGCGGCCGGCGATTGGGTCAACGTATGGAATAGCACGGGCGCGAAGGTCCGTAAGGCTGACGCCACAACTTCCGGCAAAGAGGCGCACGGCTTCGTTCTGGCCACCGTCACCAGCGGCGCAAACGCAACCGTCTATTTCGAGGGCACCAATACCCAGGTCACCGCCCAGACGCCGGGGCCCGTGTTCCTGCAGACCACTGCGGGCACGGGCGGCGCCACGGCGCCCAGTGCATCGGGCAACGTGGTGCAGCGCCTGGGCGTGGCCGTGAGCACCACCGCCGTGAACTTCGAGGGCGGCGTGCCCGTAGTTCTGGCCTGATCCGCCATGGCTTCTCGGCGTCCCCTGGTCAACGTCAGCGGCAGCATCCGCGAGCTGCCCACGGGCGACACGCTGCCCGGCGTGCGAGAGCTGCTCACGGCCGCGCGCACCTACTACGTCCGCACAGATGGAAGCGACAGCAATACCGGCCTGAGCAACACATCGGGCGGGGCTTTCCTCACGATTCAGAAAGCTATTGATGTTGCGACTACAGCTGACCTGAACGGTTTCACAGTCACATTGAAGCTGGGGGATGGAACATATACGCAGCCCCTTTCGCTAAAGCCATTTGTGGGTGCTGGCGAGATTGTCATAGAGGGTAATTCGGCAAGTCCTGGCAATGTCGTGCTATCGACGTCAGCGACTTGCATCAACGCAACAAACTGCGGTAACTACACGATTCAATATCTGCGGCTGCAGGCCACGGCGGGTTACGGAGTCTTTGCCAGCGGCGCGAGGACGGCGCTCACGCTCAAAGGCCTTGTGTATGGGACTATGTCTGCAGGCGGCATCCATGTCTACATCACTGCGCGCGCATCGGTCACGCAGAACACAACACCCTATTCGATTGTCGGCGGCGCCTATGCCCATATCTATGCGTCCGAAGGCGGATCGATTGAGGCCTCGTCTGCAACTGTGACTCTCACGGGGACGCCAGCGTTTTCCGTATTCGCTTTTGCGGAAAACACAGCCCTAGTCCGACTCGTCGCTAACTCATATAGCGGATCTGCGACGGGATCACGCTATTCCGTTTCTGGGAACGCAATTATGTTCACAGCAGGCGCAGGCGCGTCTTACCTTCCCGGCAGCACAGCGGGCACTGAGGCGACCGGGGGCAGGTATCTATGACGCAATACCAGTTGACGAGCGAGAACTTTGTGTATCGCTTCCGCGACGGCGTGCGCACGACAATCCCGCTCGTCGATCCTGGGCTGGCCCTGCCGCCGAATCCCGACGCCATCGAGTATCGCGCGTGGCTGGCGGCCGGCGGCGTGCCGCTACCTGCCGAGCTGCGGCCGGCAGCCGAGATCGCGGCGGGCCTGCGTTTGGCCTTGGCTGCAGAGTACCGCAAGCACATCCAGGTGATCGCCGCAGGCTACCCGCTGAGCGAGCGCGAATCCTGGCCCGTGCAGACGGAGGAGGCGAGGGCGCTTGAATCCGACCCAGCAGCGGCCACGCCCTGGATCGACGCTGCAGCGCTGGCGCGTGGGCTGGACCGCCTGGTGCTGGCCGAGCGCATCCGCGAGAAGGACGACAAGTACCGGCAGGTGCATGGGCTGCTGACTGGCACACGCCAGCGCATCGAGGACCAGATCGATGCGGCGGCTGACGACGCCCTGGCGCTGTCGCAGATCGATGTCGCGGCCGGCTGGCCTGCGGCCCCCGTGTAGGGTTCGCCGAAAAGGCCCGGCCCCGGAATCATCGGGGCCATGAAAACTGAAACCCTCGACACGCTCGCAACGGCAGGCAGTCGCACCACCGGCGGCGGGGCAGTCGTCGGCTTTCTCGGCTGGCTCGCCTCTTCCCAGGCCATAGGCTTGCTGGGCATCTGTATTGCGCTTCTGGGCACCTTGGTGAACTGGTATTACAGGCGGGAGGCCAGCAGGCGTGCCACGGCCAGCCGGCAAGAGGAAGCTGCGGAGCATGCGCTGCGTATGGAGCTGATGCGCAAGACTGGCATCCCGCTCCGGCCCGTGCATGACGAGCCAGACACCTCTCCAACCGACATGGGTGCATTGTGAGCAAGGTGCCCGCATTCCTGTCCAGCCGGCTGGCGGCCCTGGCCATCCTCGCCGGCCTGGGCGGCACAGGCGCATACGTGGCCCAGCAGACCAGCGACGAGGCCCTGCGCGATCAGTACGTGCAGACCGTCGCAGCCGACCCGAGCACCAGCAACGCGGTCAAGGTGGCCATGGTGCTGGGCCAGTTCTACGAGTCCTCGGGCAAGCACTTCGGCACGCCCTACGTTGACAAGCTGGGGCGCGGGCAGCCCCTCACGGTGTGCAACGGCATCACCGGCCCCGACGTGGTGGCCGGGCGCTGGTACAGCCCCTCGGACTGCTACTACCTGGAGCGCGGGCGCTACCTGGCCGCCGAGCGCGAGGCGCGCAGCCTGTTCACCCGCTGGCCCAGCTATGACCCGTTCGTCCAAGGCCAGTTCATCGACTTCGTGCACAACAAGGGCGCGGCCAACCTGAGCACCAGCACGCTGCTGCGCAAGGCCAATGCCGGCGACCTTGCCGGCGCCTGCCGCGAGAACCCGCGCTGGAACCGGGGAACGGTGGCCGGCGTGTCTACCGTGCTGCCGGGCCTGCAGCTGCGCGGCGATGCCAACGCCGAGATCTGCCTGGAATGGAGGGCCCAGCCATGAGCCCGATCTGGATCGCAATGTGGTGGTACTGGTGGAGGGGTGGGCGATGATCGTCAACCACCTGCCGTGGCTGGTGCTCGCCTTGACCGTGTGTATGGTGCTCATGGGCTGGCGTCAGCATCCGAAGACTTGGGCCCTGGCCCTGGCTATCCAAGCGATTTTTCTGCTGTGGATCCTGGCGGCGCAGGCCTGGGGCGCGCTGCCTCTAAATTGCGTCCTGGCGTTGATGTCCTGGCGCAACCACCGCAGGTGGGGCCGGCCATGAGCCTGACCACCATCACCCATGGCGCCGTTGCCGTCCTGGCCGGCCTGCTGGTCTGGTTCTACCAGGAGGCCCGGCTGGGCGCTGATCTGGCCGAGGCCCGACTGGAAACCACCACACAGCACCTGGCCACCAGCACCGCGCAGCGCGCAGCCGACGCCCGCGTGCGCCAGGCCGAGCAAGCCATCAACACCAAATATCAAGGAGCACTCAATGCCGCCCGTGACCGCGAGGCGCTGCTGCGCCGTGATCGTGACCAGCTGCTCACTGTTGCTGACAGCCTGCGCGAGCAATCCGCAGATGCCGCCCGCCGACTTGCCAGCGCTCCCCCTGCTGCCGTCCTTGAGTCCGCCTCTGCCCTCGGAGTCGGATTT